GCAGAAGTAATCATGCCATCGCATCCCCAGCGAGGAAGCCGTACCAAGTAGTGCCTCCGTCGATAGACATAAACGTATAAATGTCCGTCTCTCCGCTTGCAGGGGCAGCAGGAGCCGTGCCACCAGCCCAGTCAACCGATGCAGGCCATGTCAGCGTGTGCGTGCCTCCAGCCGTGATGATGAGACTGAACGAACCGACTTGTCCAGACGATGGTGCGCCAGTGAAGGTGAACGTGGTATTACCAGATGTAGTCAGCGTGTAGGTGTCCCGTGCACCTACGTCGACCGATGGGGTAGTGCCAGATAGTGCATCACTGGTGTTGTCAATACCTGCACCCGGAATACGGAAGCGAGTAATGCTCGTATTCCCCAGCGTGATCTCGTTGGAGACTGTGGCTGAGGATGCTTCTGCGTTTGACCCAAGAACAGTGTTGTTCTCGCCAGTGGTTAAAGTGTTGCCAGAGTTTCTGCCAACGAGGGTGTTGTTGAAGCCTGTAGTGATGTTCGAGCCGGAAGTCCTACCTATCAAGACGTTTCCAATGCCCAAAGTTAGGTCAAATCCCGATTGATATCCAATCGCTACGTTATCCCCAGTAGTATTTGTAGCCACCCCAAGACCCATAGCGTCCTGACCGATGGCGATGTTGCGTCCACCCGTAGTAGCAGCATCCAATGCACCTTGGCCTATCGCCACGTTATTGGAACCTGTGGTCAGGTTCGTGCCTGCCTGATAGCCTCCGAGGAAGTTGTGAGTACCAGTGGATAGGTCATAGCCTGTCTGGTAGCCGATGCCGATATTGTAAGTACCAGATGATCCAAGAAGACTGCTTCGGAGAGCCTCTTCACCGATGCCAATACTTCTTTGCCCACCTGCGTAACGCCCCGCCTCTTTACCAATAGCAACACCACCCGATGAAGTGGCGCTTGTCCCTGCACTTAGACCGATAGTTACACCATTAGACCAGTTGTCTGCACTTGGCCCGACAGCAACGCTGTTGGTAGTTATACTGATGTCTGGGACAGTCACAGCCACCCAATCGTAATCACTACCAGTCCAAGACAATACCTCACCCGTCGTAGCTGTGCCAGTGTTCAGGTGGGTGTCCACGTCAGCGTCAGTGTAGCCAGATACAGTGGACCAAGCGTAGTCAGCACCATTCCAACCAAGATACTGGCCTGTGGTCGCTGTGGACGTGTTCAGGTGAGAATCAACAAGAGGCTCAACATTAGCTGCATCAGTTACGTCAGCCCCAGCCTCAATTCCAGACAACTTACTAGATTCGGTTGTGGTGTAACCTTGATAACCTGCGGAATACGTAATCGCTAACGTGCCACTTGCTGTAATAGGTGATCCACTGATTGAAAAGCCAGTCGGCACTGTAGCGGCAACCGATGTGACAGTGCCACCCTCGTCAGTAACCCAGTCGTAGTCCGTACCTGTCCAAGACAGCACCTGACCTGTGGTGGCAGTGGAGGTGTTGAGATGTGAATCAACCAGCGGGTTGACGTTACCAGCGTCAGTTACATCAGCGCCCGCTTCGATGCCAGAGAGTTTGGTGGATTCGGCAGTTGTAAATCCCTGATAACCTGTGTCGTAAGCAATGGCTAAAGTGCCACTTGCTGTAATAGGTGATCCACTGACAGTAAAGCCAGTGGGAACAGTAGCCGCGACGGAACTAACAGTGCCTGTGCCACCAGCGTCTACCCAGTCATAGTCTGTACCGTTATAACTTAGCACCTGACCTGAAGTAGCTGTGCTGTAATTAAGGTGTGCATCAATCAGTGGCTCGACATTGGCAGCGTCCGTTACGTCAGCACCCGCTTCAATGCCATCCAGCTTAGTACCATCCGCAGCAATGTCTCTGCCATCAACGGTACCTACGTTGGTAGTAATATTCCTACTATTGTCGATAACCTCGACGCCAGATACTTTAACAGCCATCTTCGTGTCCTTCCACTATTAGCTGATTGTCGCTACGGTATCAATAGTACCAGTTATTTGCAAGTTACCAGAAGCATCAAGCTTCATTCGATTGGTACCACCTGTCGCAAAGTACAGGGAACCACCAGATTCTGTAATTGTCCAACCTGACAGGACTACCGCACCAGCAGTGTTAAAGACAGCATTTTGCCAGAGAGAACCATCGTAGATTTTAAGCTGGGAGTCTGTAGTATCCCAGTAAATAGCACCAGTAAGGAGAGCATCCCCATCGTTGTCTAGTGTAGGAGCAGAGGCCTTAGACCCAAGGTACCTATCATCAAAAGCGTCATACGAAGCAGCAGCACTGGTTGCACTAGAGGCAGCACTGGTTGCAGAGTTAGAAGCATTAGTCTCAGAGGTAGCAGCGTTAGAAGCACTCGTAGCAGCAGCGGCAGCACTTGTAGCAGCATCAGTTGCACTACCAAGAATACTGTCTACGTAAGCCTTACGGGTAAGATCGTCAGCAGTAGTAGGTGTAGCAGTGGACGTAACCTTGTTAGCACCCATGACAATATTACCAGTCATAGTGCCGCCAGTCAAGTTTAATTTAAGAGCGTCAGCAGTGTCTACGTAAGTTTTAGTTGCTGCGTCTTGGTTTGCTGTAGGATCACCAAGACCAGTAATTTTGTTGGTACCCATTGCAATAGCACCAGACATCGTACCACCAGCTAGGGGAAGTTTAGTGGCAATACTGGTGGTAATCGTTGTGCTAAAGTTAGGGTCATCCCCAAGAGCAGCAGCCAGTTCATTTAGAGTATCGAGAGTGCTTGGAGCAGTATCAACTAGATTAGCAACAGAAGTGTCTACATAGTTCTTAGTGGCAGCATCCTGAGGGTTAACAGGGTCTGTAACATTGGCAATAGTAGTTCCAGTTACGTCAAGAGTACCATTCACTGTCACGTTGTTAAAGATGGACGTACCAGTAGTTGCTGTAACATTTCCAGCGAGGTTGCCAGTAACATTCCCCGTTACATTACCAGTTACGTTACCTGTAGTATTACCAGTTACGTTTCCTACGATATCACCAGTAAATTGAGTGCTGGCTGTAATGACTGCACCAGTAATAGTTGTACCAGTCACAGCAGAAGGAGTAGTTGCTCCAATGATGGTATTGTCAATAGTGCCAGCGTTGATGTCGGCAGTGTCTGCTACGAGAGAGTCAATGTTAGCAATACCGTCAAGGTAAAGGTTCTTAAACTCAAAAGAAGAAGAGCCAAGGTCAATGTCGTCGTCAGTTACGGGAAGGATAACACCATCTTGGAAACGAATCTGTTCTACAGGGGCAGAGGTTACTTCAACGAAAACACCAACACGATTATTTGAGGTATCTACTGCGACTTTGTTGTTAGCATCTACATCAGCAATAAGTGGTACATAAGCACCCTCTGTGGAACTACCATCGTGCGTGTGACCAGTAGCAAATGCGAAAGTATCACGAAGAGCATTGAACTCAGCGTTTACAGGTGCTGACTTAACAACCGCTGTAGGGATAATATCTGCTGAGGATTGCCTGCTATAGCCTGCCATTGTTATCTCCTATCCCCAAGCGTATAAGAAATAGCTAGGGCTTGTATTGTATGACTTGGTTGGTCTTCTGTTGTGACGAAAGAGAATGAAACGGAGTCACCAGACCCTGAGATAGTTGTTCGTTTTACCGGGGAGGGGTTACCATCGTAGATATCCGAAGCATCATACGTAGCTGTACCATAGTAAGCAGCAGCCCCTGTGTTTGTAAGAGTGTAGTCCGTAGGTCTAGCTGTTTCAGTGTTTTCGTAGTCATACGTTACACCAAGGTTAAGACTAACCGTCCCCTCTGCCTTCATAAAAGTGTTTACATCATAAAATACTTTACGTACCAGAGGGTCATCCATGAAGTAGAAGGGTGTCTGATACAAAGAGAAAATCGCAACACCATTAAAACTAGTGCCAGTCTCTTGCCTGTGGACTAAACCGTTAGAATCCCCATGAATAACGAACTCTTCATCACCGATGTATCCACTGTCAGCACAGTTTACCTCCATACCGACAAGCTGGGAGTACTCAAAGAGACTATTGCCGCCTTGACCCCTAAGACCTCCAATTAACCCTAAGGCTTCTTGGTCAGCAAAGAACAGTCTAAACTGAGACTTCTTACGAATAGTAACAACGGTAACTGTGGTAAGGTCTTCGTTGATAATAAACTGTTCAAAGATTGTTTGGATAGGTCTTGATACTGTTGCAAGTTCAATGTCACCGATACGGTCAGTAGCAGAGACAGGTCTCATACCGTCAGGACCAAGGAAGAGTAGGTCACCATTAAATTCAACAACACTGTCAGGGGCAACAGTACCGAGGTTTTTCGTAACGTCAAGAAGTTGGAAGTTAGCTATGTTATTCCCGACGATCTTCTTAATTTCATTCACACCAAAGATAAACAGAGTATCTCTGAAAGCTTTAATCTGTGTGATAGGAAAGCCTACGTTGATAACACCAGAACCATTGGCAGGGTCAAAGTCAGTCTCATCAATAGGAGCACTAAAGTAGATGTTGTACGGCTCAGCAGGATCACCAGCTAACCAAAGGTGTGAAGAGAAAGACTCAACTAAGGAAGGGCCAGTAGGTGCATTCGTGTGAGTAATCTGAGTGTACGTGGTACCGTCCCATGTTGCCGCAGGATTAACACCATCCACCATGACTAGCTTAGGGGCAGTCCAGTGAATCTTAGCGAACCGTACTTTAGTCACACCTGTCATAGTAGGAGAACCAGCAGTACTAGGGGTTACCCAAGCAGAAGTCCCTGAATCCCAGTAGTGGAAGTAATTGTTTCCACTCGAAGGTTTCCTACATGCAAAGATACCACTGTTAAGCTGGGAGAATACAGCAACACCTAGTACAGGTTCACCAGTCTGGCCGGGGACAGTCCCGTAGCTATTTGTGAAACCACTGATACGACGGTACCCACCAGACAGGGAAGGTTCGTAGTTAATCATACGGATACCAGAACCCGGTAGCTGGCTACTCTGGGTAAGAGGATCAGTGTTGAGTACAAGACCCCCTTGGCACTGTACTGGGAATGTGCGAATATTATCAGGCATCAGAACGACCTGTTATTATGACTACCAATCAGTACAGTCGAACGGATATACTCAGGGGAATCTAGAAGAATCCTGCGCATATCCCCCATGCCCTTCATAAACTTATCACGATGGATTTCACCCTGTTGGTCATTCGAGCGGAAACGCATCATGTACATCATCGCGCCATCAATGATAACGTGCTTGAACCTATCAGGAATAACAGCTACGTCAGTGTAGAGGGTAAGGTCATCAGGGAAAGACCAGTACCTGTACTCTAGCTCATACGCTGCGTCAGGGATAGGGGTAACACCAAACTTTAAGTCTTGGGTCTTATAGATCACAGAAGGCACAGAGTATGCACCAGTCCCACCCACGTCTTCGTCAGGTCTATGCTCTCTAAGATAGTCTGCGTAGTCAACTACTCTAAGCTTCTGGGGCTGGTTCTGAGCAGAAGTTAATCTCTTGATGTAGAAAGTATCCCAGTCAACCTTGCTCGTATCAGCAGGGAGGGAGTACACACCAGTACCAACAGAAAGGGTCTGGTTGTAAGTAACTAAAGTAAAGGGCCACTCTTGGTTATACTGGAGGATTTCACGGATACTACTATTGATAGCGTCCTTGGCTAAGCCCTGCACATTACGGGCAGAACCAAAGCCATCACCAGCCGTGTCAAGAGGTACCTCATTCAACCGACGAAGAAGCTCATTCACTAGTGCGACATACGTAGCCATGTTACATCTTTCGTGGGTTTATTTGGGTGTTTAAATGGTTTAATAAAGGGGTACCCTAATTAAAGGATACCCCAAGAAGCTTTAATTAAGCCAGAACGTCACGGTCAACTTCGGCAGCAGCCTTAGAAGAACCCATGCCATCAACGTCCATCAGGACAGCGTAGACACGAATGACACCCGAGGTATCCGGGGTAGTACCCAGAAGCAGCATGTCAATGGTGTCCGAAGTGGTCACGAGGATCGGGCAGGCAGTGTTTGCCAGAGTTGCGTAGGAACCAGCAGAAGCGCCAGTAACGGTGAAGCCATCAACGAAAGCATCAACGTCACCACCAGTGATACCCAAGTCAGCAGTACAGGCTGTACCGCCAGCAGGTGCAGTGATGATTTCCATACCAGCAAACATAACGACAGTGTTCGCACCAACAGTGATGGCTTGAATAATGTCATTAGCTGCCAGAGCCGAACCCTTAGCAGTGGCAGCAGCAGCGAGGTCAATCTCCACTTCTACCATGTAGGGCTTGCGGCCCGGATTGCCACGACCACCAGCGGCCTTAGCGAGAGTAGTAACAGTAGCCATGATTCAGTCTCCTATTACGCGAGGTTGTACTTAGCGTTGACAAGAGCCTCAGGACGCAGAATCTTACGGCCATAGAGGTGCATACCACGCACGATGTCAGCAAACGAATCAGGGTCACGATACGTTTCGGTCTTGTTGATCTGCTCAGCGGTTGCAACAGCCGAGTCATGACCTGCAACAATCACACCGTAGTTAGCATTCTGGTTGGCTGTACCAGTGGTAGCAGGACCAGTACCCACGGAGGGAAGGTTGTTCGAGACATAGACACGGAAGCCGTTCCAGTTGCTGATAACCAGACCGTTACGCAGACCACCCGAAGTGCCGAAGTCAGCATTCAGGAAACGCGAGTCTTCATCGCTCAGGACTTCCATCATCACCGGGTCGATAACCAGAAAGCGACCATCCTTATCGACATTCTGTTGATCCAACAGACGGCCCATACGGTTGATAAGCATGACAGGGGAAACATAAGCAGTCGGAAGAGCAGTAGCACCGGGAAGACGTGCAGCAACAGGGATCGAATGATCGCCAGCCGAAGCAGTCGTGATGTTACCAAAGTCACCCTTCTTGAGCTTCATGCTCGACAGGAGTTCGTCACTACCAGCCGTATCAACAGCCTTCGTGCCATTCACCTGATCGTTCACAGTATCAGCGGAAGCGTGCAGAGCCGACTGCTTGTAACCCGACAGGTAGCCAAGAACTTCTTGGTCCATCTGGTCAGCAAGGCGGTATGCTGCACGGTTGGTGGCAAGGTCCATGAAGTTCACATGCGAGTGTGCTTCTTCAATGTCGTCAATCTTGAACGCGAAGTAGTTTGCTTTGTCAATGACAAGCGAGAAGTCTTCGTCGTCAAGGTCTTGTGCGTTGACCTGAGTACCACGGGCATAGGACGACACCGAGATTTCCGGTTCCTTGATGATACGAACGGTATCACCTTGAGCCGAGATTTCACCGAAGTAGTCCGAGTTGGTGATGTCACCAGAGATGGCCTTCTTGCGGAATGCAAGCTGGACCTTTTTGGAATAGATAACCGACGAGAAATTACCGTTAGGAAGGTTACCGTACCCCGAAGCAGAAGCAAAAGCCATAATGAGTCCTCCTTGGATGTTTGGCTTTGATGTGAAGAAGATGATCTGCCTTTAGCAGAACACCCTGCTTACAGGCGAGCTAAACACTTCTTAGAGGCGGCTGTCTTTTTCTAGGGTGCAATAGGCATACATTTGGCCGATGAATGCTTACTGGGCCTATACTTCGACAGGTGGGACCTGAAGTAGATGTTAAGCTTAGATTTACTAGGAAAAGTACAAACCAAAAGGTAGCTCGGGCCAGAGAAACTCGTAGTTTCATTAGAGGGCTTTTAGTTTGTACTCCTAGTTATAACAACTAATAACGTGTTGTCAACTCTTTATTTACCGTGCTCCACCAGACAAGTCATACATAAACTTACCTGATCGGATTGCTTGGTCGATAGCTTCTGCATTAGCTTCGTATTCCTTAGCGGACATCTTAGCTACCTGCGATTCCCTGAATACACCCTCAGAGCCATCAGCATCAACCTTTGTTCGTTGTCCCTTCGTGACTGTCTTAGCGGCTTCTTTAGCTTTCCGCTTGTAGTCACTAGGGGTCTTACCGTGGTCAACCTTGTACAAGTCAATCACACGGATAACACTGTCAGGATCGTCAGAGTTCTCATAGAGAGCGTCTTGTACCCACTTGGGTTGTTCTGCTGCCCAGTTATGGAACTTATCTGAGTCACGGAGTTGGTCAAAGTCAGAGTGAGCAGAACGGATAGCATTCTCAGCTTTGTTACGTTCAGTCTCGTACTGAATACGGTCTAACTCTTGGAACCTACTTTCTGCACTAGAGAAGAGTTCCTTAGCTTTCTTTGCTGCAATAGTCTCAACAATAGAAGCTACGTCAGGATACTGCCTTGCCCACTGTTCGATATCTTCATCAGACTTAGGGGGCCGAATACCTTGAGGTCCTTTCTTCAAGCGTGTCTCAAGTTCTTCGATACGGGCTTGGTACTCTTTCTCTTTTTCTGCTAGATGTTTCCGTACATCACCGTAGCGTTGCTTGAAGGTTCTTTCTTCTGCACTAAGGTTGGAATCATCCTCATCGTTTTGTTGTCTTGTCTGGACAGTTTCCTCAGTGGAGTTATCTTCTTCCTCATCATCATCAGAGGTATCACCTGCAATCAGCTTAGCCAGTTCTTCTTCCTCTTTCTCTAGCTTAGCTTGGCGTCTTGCTCTGTTCGAAGATGTGTCAACAAAACCAGCAGTCTTTTGCTCTACAACAGCATCAAGTTGGGGCATAGTATGTTCCTTTGTTATGTTGGGGCCAGTGTATTTTACACCGGGTAGCCTTATAGTTATTGATTTGAGTTAGGTGTTATTATTTATTACTTTCTCTTTACTGGGGATTTCCTTTTCATTAAGCCGCCTTTGTTCATATTACGGGGATCAAAAGCGTCTTGTGCTGAGACAGGATCGGAACTCATAGCAGTTCCTCCACGACCAGAACCAATGTTACGGTCTCTAGACGTAGAAGGTGCTCTTTCTCTAGCAACCTCTGCTACTGTTCTACCACTACTTTCTGCTGCTCTAGAAATATCAGCCGCCCTACTTTCTGCATCATCTCTGCGATTCTGCCTATCTTCCTCAAATTTAGTTTGAAGGGCTGTCGTCCTTGGTCCTTTACTTACATCAGAGGAAGTACCACCCCGTTTAGGAGTAACAGTAGAAGTAGCAGGAGTCTTACCTGTAGGCTTACTAGTCGGAGAAACAGCAGCACCACCACTTAACCAGTCAGCATAAGACAGAGTACCGCCATTCTTTTTATAATCTTTGTAGGCACCATTAACCCTTCCGGTACCATTATACCAGTTCTCAGGAAGGATGTTGTCCAGCTTAGCTTTCTCAAGAGCATCATCCAGAAGTGATCTAACTTTAGCAGCTTCTGCCGAGTCTTTACCAAACCTTGCCTCAGTTAAAGAAAGCTGACCGTTAATCTGTGAGATAGCGTTAATTCTGTTTAGTTCTTGGATACCACCCGCAGCAAAGCCAATTATACCGGGAGCTTTACTTGCTACACCGAGGACACCACCAGACCCGAAAGCACTATCATAGGAAGCCTGAGCACCTGCAACAGGGTCATTGTAGTTCATGCCTCTGACATTAGTTGGATCGTATGGCTTTTCTTCTGGTTTTTGCCAGTTATTATCCTCATCGTACTCTTCTTGTTCAACTGGGACTGTTTCAACAGGAATTGCACCGGGAGGAGGGGTTTCACCGGGCTTTACGTCAATGAGTTTACCAGTCAGAGGGTCAATGTAACGGTATACGTAGGCTGGGATACCTGTTCCGATTTGAGCAATAGTCGGGCTACCAACTATGCCCATAGTCTGAGCGGAATAACCGGGCATCCCTGTTTGGTTAGGGAATGTCCGTTGAGATTCAATTTTTGCTGTATCACCCGTAGGTTCTTCGGCAGTTTGGCCTGTAGTATAACTACCTGTAGTGATAGTATTACCTAATAAATCTGTCTGAGAACCAAGAAGGTTAAAGGGGTTATTAGAAACAGTAGCCACACCACCAGTCGCCATCCTAAGAGGAGCTTGACCCCTACCAGCCTGTGCCATCAATGCCTCAAACATTTCCGGTGTGATATCACCCTCAGGCATGTTGTCACCCTCAGGCATCTCCCCACCTAAACCAGCAGGCATGTCAGAGGGCATGTCAGGGGCAGGTTCCCCACCGATACGGCCATCCTTTTCCATGCCAGACAGACCAGACTTAGCTTCTTGGCGTAGGTCCTCGAAGAACTTCACACCGTAGTACCGTACTACATCAGCAGGAACGACATACTCTCCATCAGAAAGTTGAGCAGGAATATCATCACGGACCTCCTGTGCTAAGCTACCGGGAGGAACTTCATTACCGCTAATTGGGTCCATGTTCATTCCGTCATCCTTCAGGCCACCACGAGCCATGAAGAGTTTGTACATTTGATCGTCCATTGCTAAGCCACCTTTTGCAAAACCGGGGTCACCCCATTGCTTGTCTCTTGGGTAATCTTCTGTAGAAGAAGGAAGTCTTTTAGTTCTTTCAAATTCTGTAAAGTCGAGCCTACTAGAAACATTCCTTGCCTCTGTTTCACCTCGTTTTCTACGATAGGCTTCACTTGCATCCAGTACAGACGCAAAGGAACTTTTAGAAGGTTTCTTTGGTTCAGCCATAAAACCAAGGTCAGAAAGAAATTCGGAACTTCTTTTATTACGGTCAAAAGTCTTTCCGTAGTACTCTTTAAAAAGCTCTTTTTCAGTCTCATTTAATTTTAAGTTTTTTAAAACATACTGAATAAGAGGGCCTAAATCTTTTCTAGCCTCCTCAGAAGGGTCTATTGCCCGAGTTATCTTGTCCTCTAGTTCAAGGACTTTTTCTTTGTGGTATAAAAGCTGCCACAACTCTTCAGTCTCACCCCAAGGATTAACATCGTTGTGAGTCATAGAAATGTAGTCTTTAAAGGGCAAGCCTCTGTTTTCAGCAACTTCTGATAGAAAAGAGTTAAACTTCAAAAATGGCCTAGAGTAGTCAAAACTTTTAAAAGCTCTTAAGTCGTCTAGATATTTTTCGTAGGCAAGCTCCTCTTTTGCCTCTCTTTCTGGTTTTACTATATTCTTTGCGTAGTCAGCTACTTCTTTTGTAAAAAGGTTTGTGCCTGAGGTAAAACCTTCAAGTTCTTGGACTTTGTGCTGTACCTCGTGTATTAAAGTCTTTCTAAATTGGTCTGTATTTTTTGCAACACTAGGTGCTACAGCAATTAGATTGTTACCTCTTTCAAAGTAACCGAGAGTATTAGTACCCTCTAAGTCCTCGTCGACAATTACCTTAATATCTTTAAGAGCAGGGTACTGGTAGAAAAGTTCTTCGTGGTCAAGTATGTCTTCTAAAGGTGAGAACTTTAAACCAACAGTAGGGCCTGTACCTTTCCTGTATGAATCATAGGCTAAGATATCATTGTTAGTTATCTTTTTACCGCTGAGGTATTTAACATTGTACGGTTTAAATTCTGCTTGAGAATCATCAATTTCAAACCGTTTCTTTTTATCAGCTCCGATAGTAATTAAAGTAGGGAAGAGGTTTTCACCTGTAGACTTTTTACCCGGAGCTACTGCTTTTGAGAACCCACCAAAGATTCTTAAAGAACCTTCTGGAACCCTGTTAAAAGCAGAAGCACCCATAGCAAGCTCACCGACAGTAGTCCCTGCTTGCTCTAGCTCTTCTTGAGTAGTGCTAATACCACTGGTCATCTTTTCACCAGTAGTTACTGCTTTACTAATTTCTTCCCCTACACCAGTAATAAGACCGGGGAAAGCTAACTCAGTCTGACCAGAAAGGATAGCTTCTTTACCAGTCACACCCTC